AGAGCTTCCGAAAGTTGCTCTTTTGTAACACCAAGGTTGTCCAAAGCCCTTGTAAAAATTCTGTCACTTCTTCGAATGAAAGAGATTTTCGGGGGTCGGTCGTAGTTATTAAGACGATCAATTTCCTACAAAAATACCACCCTCGCCGTCGAAGAATCCTGCAAGCCAATCGAGGTTCATGAAACGCCTCTAGCGAATAATACCAAAAGTAAACACTCCCGCCGCAGGAGTACAGGCCGCGGCAGTGAGTACAGTGAAGTAGAGGTTTACCGAGTTAACCGCCGCTACGCCTACTGACGTAACAGGACACAGAGATGTCGGAGCCGGCTGACTGATAAGAAATACACGGTCGGTGGGTTCGAGGCCTGTTAAGGTAAAAGCCTGGGCAACCGTCTGAATAGCCGCTGAAGTAGCCGCAGGGGTAATTGTCCCCGAGACAATGAAGTATCCCCTTAGAGGGGATTGGTAAATTGAGCTATAATCTCCATAGTATGTCACCGTTAGCGAGGCTGTGCCGTTGCTCGATGTCAGCGCAGTTACGTTGAGGGCTATGTAGTTAGCAGTGACGCCACTAGTAGAAAAAGCTCCACCCGCCGTACATGTCTGAGCAGCCATGACACCGCCGGCTGACCACGTCAGGTTGTCCGGAGCAGAGTCAATCGCTGTCGTGCAGGTCGAAACCGTTCCAGAAACCGTCCACGCAAGGTGATGAACGTAAACACCGAGGATAGCTTCGGAAATACCCGGAGCACGTCCGATTTCAGGTGAGTAGGCGGTCGATGCCGTAGGTATAGCAGTAACCGCCAGCATCGTAACGTTCAGCACGTATCCAGAAGTAATGGAGCACGCCGCTGTCGAAGACGCAGCAAGTGTACACTGAGCTGCGGTCATGGTCTGAAGTTTTTCAGAACCACTAGCACCAGCACTGACATACACACGATACCCAACAACGTTCGGCCCCATTCCTGAAGCGATTGGTGCTCCAGGAGCGTTGATATAAACGGTCGAGGTCGTACCCGTCGTTGTAATCGTCGCGCTTGTGTCGGTTGAACACATCGACTCGTTGTTCGCGAGGGTGAAGTAAGTAATACACAAACGATATGTCTGTGCAGTAAGAACACCACCTGTGGTCGAAGTGTAGAGCGTCGGGGTTGTCGGAGCAGGAACAGGACTGTAGGTCTGTGAATACACAACCTGTTGCTGAGCTGTCGACAGACCGCAGGTCAGAAGCAAGAGTAATGCAAGAAACAGTGTCTTTTTCATCGTAGTCTCCTTACGGCCCATTACTGCCGAAGGTGCCCTCCCATACTGTCGCGCCCACGCTGATACGCATAAAGCTAACCTGCTTAATCGACCTTGTGTCGAAGTCATCCGCGAAGTCTTCGTCAAGCTCGTGCCTGACAAAGAACTTGAGCCGATGGGCCATCTTATCCGCAATCACGAACCAAGCGCTCTGCGAGGTGAGGTAATGACAAACAAAATACTGCAAATCCTCAGCGAGGATTGCATTGATTTCGTTGTCAGCTGTGTAAGGCTTGTGAGGCGAGCCGAGGATCTCACGGGCTATCCACTTGAGTTCAGGGGGGATAACAACCGTTCTGGGCTTGATTGTAATTGGCAAACCCTGGCTGTCAGGCAGACGCTCGAAGAAGTTGACCATCAACTGAATAGCTGTGAAGCTAAGGTCAACGTCGACCGGGGGCCTATTTGGATAGGTGCCTGCCGAAGCAATAATGTTGGAGATACCCGGAGTGACCGAAGTCGCCGCAGGACCACCAAGAAGCGGATGCGCGTTGCTAAAAAGCGACAAGCCATCAGTCGTTGTAACCGTAGTGAAGCCAAGGTTAAAAACGTTGAAAGCCTGTTGCTCCTTAATAAAATGAGCGCTGCGTGCAAGAGCCTTCGGAACTTGGTTGATGACATTGTACTGGTCGTCTTCATACAACTCAAACGAACAGCGAACGCCCAAACCATAGGTCAGGTGCAAATAGCGCTTCGCGCCACCCTGAATCGCATCGGAGTATGAAATCGATTCGCCTTCTGGCTTTTCCACCAAAGGAGGCAAGCCAGCGAACTCAACTTCATCTTCATAAGCCATCTTCGATGTTTCAACATGGAAGATATGTGAATATTCTTCATCACGCTGAAGCAAATCAATCCAGTGGATGAACTCGTCGTGTAATCCCGGAGCCATGAGTTGCGCGAACTGCCCGCGTACCATAGTCATAGTCAGTTCACCTTATGATACAAGCTGTGCAGCAGAGAGCAGCACGCTAATATAAACGCCACGGGTGGTTGAGCCAAGAATACCTTGGTCATTGGGGTCGAGTCGGGTGATATTGACTACAGCCGCGGCACCAGACTTCGTCTTATCGACGTACCAGTGTCCGTCTGTGTCTTGAGTCATCCCATATTGCTTCCCCACGTCCGAGAGGACAGTTGATTGAGCAGGACCGACTTGTGCAAGGAAGACCGTATCTGCTGCGGCAACCTCGAACCCTTGTCTGCCGTCAATAAACAACGGCCTTGTGATATTTTTCGCCGAAGTCTCGAATGGGACTGCACCAAACGAAGGCTGCGGTGTTGGGTTGACTGCTGCTGTTGGAGTAACTCCCAAAGCAGCTAGGTTATTCCCGGCTTCCTTTGAAAAACCAGCTATACCAAACGCAACCGTGACGCCGTCCCATGCCTTCAAGCCCCCGTCACCGGAGGCTATCTGCACGGGCGTCCCAGGCATGAACGTCTGGCCAGCTTCTTCAGGAAGTCGGCGTATACGAGCCTGATTACCGCTTACAGACTGTACACTGTGGATTTCTGCTGAAGCCATGTGTCTCCTTTCCTAAGTGATTGGGGCTAGAACCAGCTATGACTTTTCCGCGAGGTTTACCTCTGGACCAGAATTGTCCGCTGTTTTCGCGTCGACCTCTGCGAGAGCAGGTACAAACGGCGAAACTTTTCGTGGGAACCCCACAGGGGTCATCGGTGCGCGACCGTCGGTCGCCACGGCCTCACGGCCAAAGTCTTTCGAGGCTCCGACACCGTCAAGAGCAACACCGGGCTTCTTGACGCGAGCGCGAGCGCTCTGCTCGTTCCATTTCAGGGCGCCGAGGTAATCAGCGCGGGGAATCTTGAGTAGAATCAAATCGCCGTACATGATACGACCATCCCGACAAAGTGCTGGAGGACATGCCTGTCCCAAGTTCGTAAGCACGTCCGCAGGAGTTGCAGGAACAAAGCCCATCGCAATGAGCTGGTCGTAGCGAAGCCCAGATTCCTTCTCGCCAACAACACGATTACCCCAAAAAAGCGACATATTAGGGTTTTTCGGCTTCAAAGCAATGAAATTAGGCTGACGAAGTGGCTTTGCAACGATTTGGTCGTAAGGAATCAGCGCTTCGACTGGAGGCACAGCCGGAAGCCCCATAGGGGGTGAGGTCTTTAGAGCTCCCGGCTGTTGGTTTGGGGGTAGATTCTTGCTTGTAATTGTTGGTTCAGGCATCGTAATCTCCTTACGCATTGACAAACTGCATGGATTTCTTTCGTTTGAGGTAGTTCTCGTGGCTAACGCCCATTTTATCTGCGACGTGCTTTTCAGCATCAGTCAACTGATCCGAAGGCGTCTTCTTCTCCTCATTCTGACGAACGACCTGCGTATTGGAGGGTTCAAGAAAGTTGTACTTTTTCTTGCGAGCCTCCGGATCGCGAAGCTCATCAGCGTGAATGCCTTTCAGGTAGTAGAAAATACCGAGCCAAGCCTGCGGAGTAGCAAGCTGAGCAGCTTGGTATTTCTTCGACTCAGCATTGAGTTCGGCCTGCCAAGCACGAAACAAGCGACCGTCCATCGTCTTGCCTTCGCTATTGAGGTCGGTGTTGTCAAGCTCTTGCTGAGCGAGCATACGAGCAGTTATAGCGGCATTTTGAAGAGTAATAGTCGCAAGAGGACTGACACGTTGAGCGAACGCTTTGTCAGGCTCCTCGATGAAGTTAGCGGGTTCTTCGGGAGTTTCCTTCTTCGGAGGAACATTCCGATTGGCCTCAGCCTCTGCAAGTCGAGTCTTCACCTTCTCAAACTCTGTACTAATCGTCTCGACTTTCTTCGAATCCTCAGCGCGAGCAGCCTTTTCAGCAGCAAGGTCCGCTGCGAGCTTGTCGGACTTCTCAATCTCAGCAACAATCTCTTCAGGAGACTTGTCGCGAAGTCTTTCGGGGATTTTATCCCTTTCTTTCTTGTCTTTAATGCTGTCAAGCCAACCCATATCAAATCTCCTTTAGTTCAATTTTCTTTCGCTTTCCTGTAGAAACATCATGGAGATAACTCCGTATCTCCTGAGGTAGCTCCACAATCTGCGAAAGATACTTCAACGCCCCCTGAGCACGAAAAACCTCAAAATCCTCTGTCGAGGCACGTAACTTACGATACTCCGTCGCGGCCCAATCTTCAACGAGTTCATTGAATTGGCGCCCTTCCGCCGCCTCCAGCCAGCTGAGTGTTCGGTTCGGCTCCAGCGCCAGGAGTTTGTTGAGGGGCATTTGTACCTCCTTTGAGTGGGTCAGGGACCAAGCGGTCAACCTCATCATGCCCAAAATTCCTGAGTATCTTCTTCATCAGCAGGTTTGAAGCAATGATTACTTCTACGAAATACTGTTTGACCTGTGGAGGAGTCATTACAGATGACATAGCTCCAATAAGTTGGGCAATCATCTGATAATGACGCGTCATGATTTGCGTTAACATGACGTCATTTTGCTTTTCCACTTCCTTATTGATGCTCGCTGTTGACGAATAACAAGGCAGACCCATTCGTCCATCAGCTACCATGTCGAGGGCTTCTTTAATAACAGAAGCTTTCTTACCAAAGAGTTTAAGGCGCTCTTCCTGATACTTACTATCTCGACCGAGCGTTCCGTATTGATAGCTAACCAAACGCATCAACCGAACGTGGGAATCACGCATGTCCGACACGTTCAAATCCTTACGCGAATTACCCTCCTGAATCAACGACAAAGTACCCATCGCGGAGTAGATTCCACGCTTGCCAGGTGCTCCAGCACCCATTCCCTGCTGCGGTGGACTCACCCCCGAACGGCGTTCAGCAAGTTCGAGGAGCAATCTGAGTTCATCAAGATTGATGTTAGAGACATCACCATGAGCAATCGCTTCGATTTCGTCCTTAATCGCCGGGAGCTTGACCGACGGGTAGATGCTGTAGCCTTGATTAAGCTTCGAATCAGGATCGATTCTCCATATACGAGTGTTCGCAATGGTCTGATTATCACGATATCCATTGTAGGTTTCTGACGCACCTTCTTGAAAAGGAAATATCGTTTCAGCGAAGCCCTGTCCGTGATACATATCATCACGATGCGCCATGCGAGCGCCGACAAACCATTCCATCTTGAAGTTGTCGTACACGACACGAAGGATTGTGTCAGAGAGAGGATGGTAAGTGACAATCATTCGAGGAGCAAACGATTCATCATTGTAACGCCAATTAAGATGACATTCCCAAATGTCCCATTCTTTGTGTCCCCACGACCCTGTCGTCTTGGCTCCGAGCGTGTCCTCCTTCTCAGTTTGCTCTTCGGTAGGATTGGTCCTGTCAGGATGCCCAAGGACAGTATCGACGGCTGTACGGTCGTAGATATCAGTGAATTTACGCTCCTCAAGCTGATGCTGGAGCATAATTTGCTTGTGGCACTTTATGTCTGTGTCCTCAAGCGTCTTCGCCATCGGCGGTATGTAAAACGAGGTAAAAGGAAGCTTCTCGGGTCGTGGGCCTTCATAAATCGTCTTGGCGAGGAAATCCTTTTCCGAACCCGAACCATCTCCTCCCGGAATGAGGAAATCACGCATCTTGTGTTCCCAGGGACACTTTAGCGTCACGGTGCCATACTTAATACACTCAGGAAAAGCCTCGCCATACACACGATAGAGGTCGAGCTCATGAGGTTCAATAGCGACATACTGCATGAATTCCTGATATGCTTCTTTGAAAACATCCGACTGAGGACCGAAGTCACCCAAAATCTTGGCGAGAATAATAGGCTCAGTCTTAAACACCGCAGCCATTAGCTGCGCGTTAAGGGTGTCAGTATGTATCGCGATGATAGGAATAACAAGATTCGAAGCACCATCCCAAGGAAACGAACGCCTTTCCTGAGCAGGGCGTGCTTCGTAAGCTCCACGGTATTTGACAATCTTCTCCTCATAGAGCTCTTTCATGTTATCTTTAAGCTCAGAAGTGCGACGCTTGAGATAACCTTTGAGAGCTGTCTCTTTCTCAGGAGAAAGCTTCGCGGGTATAAGTTCTTCAGCCATTTTGAGGTAAATCTATCTGTAAAATCGTGTCGAGCAATACCGTACCATCTGAAGCAGTAACCTTGAGATGAATCGGGCCGGAGAGCTCGATAGTCACCGGCCCCTTGTCAATCTCGGAGATATCGTCGAGAAATTTCTTGAAAGCCTCGATGTAGGCTACAATTTTCATTCGCCGGTCCACTCACTTGCAGCCTTCTGCAAATGCAAATCCCATTCTTTGATTGCCACAGGCTGACCAGGATGCTCATACTTCCAACCGCACATGCAACCACTTTCGCAAGCACGATGAACTTGTAAAAACACAGGATGATTTTTCATCCAGACAAGATTCGTATGAATCTGAACGGGGTCATCGCTGAATGGCTGATAAGGAAGATCTTCCTTCCCAAGAGCCTGCTCCTCGGTTTGTACTATATCCTCAGCACGACGAAGGTCTCCTGCTTCGGCCATGTTACCCTGTCAAGTCTTTAAGAGGCCACGTGGCTAGAACCTAATGTTCAGCCCAGTGGAAATCTGCCCGATGTTGCTGATAGTCACGCTGTTTCCAGGATACAGCGTCGAGTGAATCCACTCAACCTGAAAGACACGCCAACTTACATTACCCGTTAGGACTGTATCCAACCCCCCCTTAATACCAACACCGAAGTGAGTCGACCCCGTGGAAAGGCCAGTCGAAGTATCAATAGAGCGAGTCACTCCAAAGTCAGCGCCGACGAATGGCTGAAACACTTGTCCGTTGAGTAGATTCTTATTGGAGTATTGAAAATGTGCAACGGGACCGCCTCCGGCGAAATAGCTAGACGGAGTTGACATAGTAAAGTAGCTGCCACTTCCTGAAATAGCGAACTTATTGGAAGGGTCATGCCACATCGGAACATCAAGCGAGCTAAAGAAACCATTATTCGTCGGAGCGTTGCTGATGTAAGAATAACCCGCAGAGAGCTGAATCGCATATCCCGGAAGAGTTGGAGCAGGAGCGGGCGTCGGTGTTTGAGCCCAAACAAGACCACTACTTAGAAACAGGAGTGTCAATACCACTAGAAACCGTCGAATCACTTGTTCCTCCATTCGTTTTAGGAGAGCTCGCTAAAGCTCTTCCTGTTATAAGACCGAGCAGCGCACCGATAACCAATTTCTGATTATCAAGCATCGCCGCCATAAAAGACTGAACGACAGGGCTGCTTCCCAATGCCCCGTCATGATGCGACAAGTAAAAAACCGCGTGCCAGCCTAAAAACGTGAAATACAAGACAAAGAACGCGAGCAGAAACTTGTCGAAATGATTCTTAATCAAATCCCACATTTCCTGCCTCCTTTTTAAGAGGCCGGTGTAGTAGGGACCAGGGCCGCAAGCTCCGTCTGAGCGGCTTGAATAGCAGTCAGACTCGAACTGAGGCTTGTGTTAACAGAGTCCAAAGTCGGCTGGTCGATAAGCTGACCTGCCTTCAGACTCGCTACAAGGGCTGAAACCGACGTCGCTGTAGCCGCGAGCGCGTTTGCAGCAGTCGCCAGAGCGGTTGCTGTGTTTGTTAGGTCTGTCGATGTTGACATCAATTTTCTCCAGAGAATAAGATTTACTACGACTAAAAGCCCAGTTGCTATTAACAGATACAAAATCATTTGCGACCACGTCCTACGGTCTGTCCCGTTCCGGCGCGAGTCTTGTTCCAAATCTTTGCTGCTCTACGCTTTGCGGCTTTGAGACTCATATGCTTCTTGAGTTTGTCGCGAATTTCTTCATAGCCTTTAGGCATCAATTCACCCCCGCTGAATACGGCATATTAACACGCCGAGCACCCTGCTGATTCGCAAGCAAAGCCTTCACGTGGTCCTCATATCTCTGAGGCATCTTGATAAGCTGAGGCATGTAGGCAAGAGCGTCGAGCTGGTCTACGAAACGGCCGCGTGGGAAGGTAGTGTATTCACCCAAGAAATCCTGATATTTGCGTTGTGTGTAGAAGTTACAGCCCTCAAAAATCGGGGCCATGACGTTTCGAATACGCCATTCCTTCTTGCGAGTAAGCTCACCATCCGGGCCTTCAACTTCGCCTTTCAGGGGGATAATACGCAGAAACTGCGACTTCATCTTGCAGAGGAACTCAATATGATGCCCAATATATTTCTGGGCCGCAACCGTTTCGACTCCGATTTTAGTAAGTTTCCACTTACCAGCGAGTTCAAAGATTTTCTCGTAAAATTCATCGTAGCCAGAGGCCTTGGCCCAGCAGTCGAGGAGGTAGTAATACCCGTCCGATGACAAACCGACCACCATGATAGCATGACGGCAACGCCCCAGTCCGGCGTTGCCGCTGTGGTTCGGGTCGACTGTCATACCGATTCGGAGGTGAGCTACCTCAAAGTCTTTGCGTACAACGCCGTCACGCACTTCGTGGCGAATCATCTGCTTAAAAGCATTCTCTTGGCAGGGCTCTTCGATAGAAAAGTGCTGGAGCCACTCTTCTCGGAAATCAGCATTCTCAGGAGCGGCGGGGTTGTTGAGGAACTGGCATGAAAAGTGGTAATTTCCGAGCCTTCTACGCCATCTTTCGAGCTTTTCAAGGCCGAATTCTTCAGGAAAGATGGGAGTATCGGCAGGATGGTCGGGACAGCAGCCACCGAGGGCACTGTGGGTTACGACGTTGAACCAGGGCTCAAATTCACGGACATGACTGCTTAAATCGGTGTAACCCCAACGGTTTCCAACGACGAATTCGTCATTTTCGTGGTTATTTTCGTCGGGATTCTCGAAGGCGCCGACAAGAAGTCGGTGATAGTCTATCGTTTTTTCCATAATTGAGATGGATTCGATAGCCTTTCGACCGACAAGGTCGTCTTGTACTAACAGTCCATCGTAGTGACGCGACTGCAATGCGCCACCCACCCCCAGGAAGTCGAAGGTGCCCTCGCCATGTGAAGCTGCGCCAGGTGTCCGTTTATGATGCAGAGAGAAATTGGACCAAGTGCATGACGAATCAGGAAGGATTTCGGGAAATAAGACACGGAAAATGGTGTTAGAGCCGTAGTGTCCCGAGATTCGGGAGCCGAGTTTGGCCGCGTTTGTGATGTTTTCACAAACAAGTAAGTTCCTTGAGTCACGACGGTGCATTCGTTTCATGAATGCAATGAATTCGTCGCCGTATCCATGCTTTCTAAAGAGGTCTTCGTCGCTCGCGCCAAAGGGCAAAGCCCTCCACATTGGAAATCCCTCACTACAAATCGTTGACTTGAAGTGGTCGCGAGGTAGTTCATAAACGTCTTTAAGGTGGTCACGCTCTAAAGACTGACACCATGGTCGGTGAAGGTGGTCGACGAGGCGTCTACGACGTAAAGTTGCCTTGATAAACCAATACAACGAGCCGAGTGAGTTCAACCTCATCTTGGCGAGTTTATCGTCGTGGCTATCAGAGGGGGCTATGACAACCGGCGTGAATCGTTGGATTGCGTCGGTCATCTTGTCGAGAACTACTCGATAAATTCGTTCAACTTATTGCGGAGCCGGCGTAGCGCTTCGTAATCTTTTGCTCCTGAACCTAGGGAAAGATATATCTTTCCCTTCCTACGACTCGTATTTCTTTTAATCAATCGCAACAATTCTTCTGCCGTTTGTTTCATACTAAAAATGACTCCTTCGACACTCCGTACTACGCCGTTTCTTAGGAATCGTCTTCGACGCAAAGCTGTCGGTGATTGGGTATTCAGGATGTGGAGCTACACCCGAACCTGTCGGTGAGGTACGCTTCGGTCGATTAACCTTACCAACCTTCATCTTCGTAGAGGCACTTGGTGATGTGAATGAACCAGCCATTAGTTCACCTTTGTATCCTTATTGTAGTTCGTAGCAATAGCATTTGCCTCAGCAGCAGCCTGGTCTATGATAGCCGCAGGCACTCCGGGAGCAATAGGCTCTTGGTCGGACGAAGTCACAAGTGTACGGTCAGGGTCACGGTCGAGGAGCTCCTTTGCTGCCGCGAGTGCAGCCTTCAAATCACGCCTCTGAGTAACTGTATCCACAAGACACCTCAAAGCTGCGGGAACTGCATTGCGACACTCTTGATGAATCGCCTCCACTTTACCTGCCAAGGCACGGTCCATTGCTGACAAATGCCCATTCATCAACGCAGCTTCGTAATCGATATACTCCTGCGAAGCAAGAAGCTGGGCCAGTCCAGAGACACTCATTCCCAACATTTGGCCTATCTTCTTATCACTGATTCCCGCAATTCTCCAACGCGCAACTTGGGGAATCTTAATGTTAGTCGTTTTGTAGGTGAAGGGCATCGGGCCTGCCTACTTCGTCGGAATAGGAGGCGTCGCTACAGGCGGCGAAACCGGCGCGGGTGGGGGATTCTTTGCAGCGATAGCTACCGCGACCTCAGCCTTTGTATGCGAATCACAGGCTGGGTTAGCCTTCGACTGCCAATCCTCCCTGTGCGACCCTGCCCCACAGACAACACACTTTACTAACTCAGCCATACAAACCTCCAGAAGAGATACACAACGAACCCATCGATCCCAGATAGCTTACCACAAAACAGGAGCGATGTCAAATTTTTCGTGCGCCGTAAGCGATTGTAAAAAAGCCACTTACAAAACAATTAGATAACCTTGTACTCCATAGCGAAGCTGACACAACTGTTAACTTTAGTAACAGAGGCTTCGCCGGAATGACTGTGGTAGAACTGGAAAAAACGAAAAAATTTATTGCGAGGGTATCGACATACTCATCGACACTTTCATTTTTAGGCCCCCACCCTTCGGGCCTCGCGGTGTAGCTGGCCTGCGAACACCTATATTGTACGGGTTGCACAGTGTACGATGTACGAGTCGTACTGGCAAACTAACACCCGACACCTAGCGCATAGTGGGAGGGTTATCACTATGCGTAAAGTAAAGGCTCTTGTTACGTTTCATTTTGCTACAAAAGCAACAAAGCAAGAGCTTCACTTCATTACTGATTGCATCAAGGGTGTGTTAAAAGACCACGGTGCAAAGCAAGTCAAGGTAAAACTGCGCGACTGACCCTCGCGCTATGCGTTAGGAAAAGCACATACCCTCTGCGAGGCGTTCTATGCTACGCATGGTGGGAGGGTTATACCACTATGCTAAAGAAAGTAGTGTTTACTATCGAAGAGCATAAGCTCGTCGAAAGGATACTACACCAAGAGCTTAAGCGCAACGTGCATAGCAGCGATGACCTTGTTATTATCCATATGGCCATCGGTGCTTTGGATAAAGCGAAAACTCTTAAACAGAAGCGCGACTAACCCTCGCGCCATGCGTAGCAACGTACCTCAGGAGGATACTATGCCAAATACAAGTGCAGTAGCGACGTCGCAAGGTACGGTCGCGGAAGTACCGGATTTGACGGTACGCGCCGACCGTTTCTACAACTTCGTTGAAATGCACCGCAAGGACTACTTCGAGGAACACTCACTCGTGTGGTGTCTTGACGAGATAATCACTCGCGGGATCGCGGAGATTACTCGCCAAGTCAAGACCGCACAGGTGCGTCGTGAGCAGAAGGCCGCAGGCGACTTGTTGAAGGAATATAACATGTCTCCCGCAGATGCCGCGAAGTTCCTCAAGAAAGCCTTGGCGGAATTGCACCAAGGCGAAGCCAAACCGACCGTCGTAAAATAGCAAACCAAACGGGACAGAACGTCCCGTAGAGGATATGTGCTAAAAGGGGTGCAACGCACACCCACACACTGTAGGCGTAGCGCACACTACCCCGGCACACATGAAACCTTTTGTGCGCAACGTTCAATGCACGCCTTTATGTTGTGCTCAACACGCTTGTTGAATTTTCGATATAGGGTTTCTATTTTTTATTTTTTTTTTTCATTGAGACTTTAATATGAATTATGCAATTTGACAACGTGAGTGGGTAGGCCGTACTGCGCATACACAGGGTTTGTGTGGTGCTGCGCTAAGTTATTGCAAACACGCTAGTTAGCACGCAGTACTAGGTCTTGACAAACCTATGCACCGTGTGGTACCCTTACAGGGTGATATAGCATTCACACGGTTTGTAGGCTTGTTTCGTACTTCGTACTTCGTAGGTTTTGAGGAGCGATGATGGACAAGCCTAGATTGTCGCCACAGTTTCGTGCAGCACGTGAGATAGTTAGACGTGAGATGAAGTCTTACGACTTGCTATCGCAGCAAGCGAAGCTACGCTATGAACGCAAAGTCGTATCTGCGATTGATAGCAACGCTCTAACACCCAGCTTTACTTGCGGACACGGCGTGTTGTTGTATGAACCGTGCGACAAATGTACACGCACCGTCGAGGAGTGTCAAGTGTATTTAAGAGACGCGCAAAGGCGCGTCAAAGAGCTGTTGAGGATATTGCCATGATTGACAAAGAGACGGCTCTAACACTCGAACGAGGAGACATCGTCCACGCTAACAACGGATGCGCGACTAAGATATACAAATGGCGTGCCTACGGTGTTTGTAAGACGTGGAAGCGTCAGCCCAATCGTTTTAGACTGCCAATCAAGTTCGGTTTGTATCAATATTGGGAAATCAATCAAGACAACGCCTATCTCTTTCATCTTGAATCGGAATGTCCTGCGCTTCGCATAGCGAACACACAGCAAAGCTTTTCTTATGTAGATGTTTCCTAGGGAGTTGTAATGTCTCTTCCACTGAACTACGTTGGTACTCAGGGCGATTGCTGTAAATGCGGTCGTAGAATGTCGATAATCCACTGTCCGACCTGTGGGTCGTTCAAAGTGCGTTATCGAGCTTCTGCGTCTGAAATGCGAGGCGCTACGCGCATCAATCGCTTCGCGTGTTCGAAGTGTGGTCTTGTCTTCGAAGAAGAAGAACAGAAGCAACATTGTGAAGCTCCGTTATATCTCACCAAAGTACAACGCGCAGCCCAGGAGATGGCCTACGTTGCTGACGCACGTTTGCGAGGCGAACCTTTGTCGTCCAAAGAAGAGCATATAGCCAAAGCTATCGATACTGTCGTTGCAGACCCTCCTAATATGCTCACGCCTGAGAAGCTCGCGGAGTTTCGTAAAGAGTGGACCAATCTTGTATTCTCAACACAAGGTGGTCATCGTATAGCCGAGAGTTTCAACGCTTTTGTAGCTCGTAAGCTCAAGGAGGAGAAATAACTATGCGCATCAAGGCACCGTTTGTCTGTTACAAGCCAGCGAGAGATGTATTTTACATCCTAGCTTTCTGTTTGCGAAGCTACCACTTTGTTCAGTCTGTGATAGTTCCTCGAAAGAGAAGCTAAAATGCCAATTCCCATTGACAAACACCCAACGACGTGGACTGAGATGCTTTTCGTTTTGCTTCTATGGCTCGTCGTTACTGACGGTAGCTTGCTCCTCGTTTGGGGTTTGTTTAAGCTCGCAGAGCGTGTTTACAATAAGCTCGTCAGGGAGTAAATATGTTTGGACTCTTAGCAACAGCGTTTCTCTACTTTGTATTCACACTAATACTCGACATATTGTCGGGTAACTTTGGCGAGGGAGAGTAAACTATGCCCAAAAGTCTAGGAGATTTGATACTACAACTTAACGACGAAGTCCCGAGCAAAGCTGAGATGCTCGAAGACTTGGGTGTAGACACGAACGAGCTTTGTCGAGCCCTTGAAAATTACGACACTCTCCTGGAAACAGCAAGTGAGCACCGCCTTATGCAAGCTACTAAAACATTACTCGATTGGGGTATTGCTATTGGATACTCCTACGCTTGTCAGAAGTATCGTAAGCCTGTGGAGACAAAATAATGCACAACTGCGTTCTATGTCACAACGACATCCCCAACGACCTCTTCTGGCAAGCGAAGCCCGTTCCTGGCGGACTCGCGTGTGGGCATTGCATCGAAGAGCTTATAAAACTCCTACCACTGCCCAAGACCGTGCGGGATGTCGGTGCTCAAAGACCTCAAGTTTCATACTGGGTCTACTACAAAGTCACCGACGGGTATTTTGAGTGTGTTATCGATGGGCGTGACGCAAGGTCGTGCGAAGAAGCTCTTGACCTAGCTCATGGTCCTTTAGGGGCGTGGTGCTTCATCGGACACAGAGGTAAAGGAATTGGTCATGTTGAGGTAATAACACACAATCAGTTTGTTGACTGGATTCGTAGTACACACTAAGGAGGAAATGTCATGATGGAAATCAAGAAGTTCTTCGAGCACGACAGCGTTCGTGGAGCGATCTCATCCGCCGAAATGATAGAGTTCAAGCACTCCTGTTCTGAGGAAGAGTGGAACTACTTCGTTGCGGCGGCCAAAGTCGAAAACGACAAGCGCAAGTAGCCTTCGCTTTTCATTCGTGCCTACACAAGTCGTTTGTTTTGTTGCCTTTGCAACTTGACAAATAACAACGAGTTTGCTACGCTTCCAAGCGTACAAAGCCTCTGTTAGCCTCACAACCGTTAACTAAGTTAACAGAGGCGACAGGGAATTAGCACCAAATCAAAAAAGGAGGAAGTTCAACAATGAAAGACTTAACAGTAACGAAGGTTGCGTACAAAGAAGCTGGCGAAGGCGGTGAAGTTCGCATCACAAGCGAAACCGCCTTCAACAAAAAGCTCAAGGACGCGACCGAGGCCAAGGAAGAGCTACCCGCTCTGATTGCTTCGCAAACCTTCGGCTTCAAAGTAGCCGAAACGGTGGACGAAGCAGTTCAGCTCGCTGGTGGATCTGGGGTTGGCGAGTACGAGAACATCGAGGTCTTCCTCGGTGTTTACAACTACGCAGCGACACTGCGTCAGCACAACGCGGCGAATGACCTTCTAACAGGCGACGCCTTCACAGCCCAAGAGGGTGTTTGGGATATGAGCTACGCTGTGGCTGAGAAGGTGGAAAGGGCTAAGATGACTCCTGAGGAAAAAGCCATCAAGAGCCTCGCTCAGGGCGGAATCCACATCACTCCAGACCAGTTGCGTGCTGCGCTCGCGCTCATCCAACAGCAAGCGGCTCCCGCTGGAGCGTAAACGAAGTTCGCGATCCCTGCACGGTGAACCAAGCACCCTCACGACTCGTGGGTTAAACGAGTTTGCTCCCGTCGCCTGTCTACGACTGATGAAGAGCCGTCTCATAAGCGGTTCGTACTCGGTAGATTAGCACGACGACGGGAGCTTCTCTTTACCACCGAGCGGCGGAGCATAGCCGTCGTTACTCCTGTCGAGGACGCAGTAAGCGAGCCTACTCGGTGAGGCTCGCCTTTTTAGTGAGACACTCTATAACCGCCAGACGTCAAATCGAGTGATATCTCAAGGGCGGTCATTCGTATAGAGTGTCTCACTAAGGAGATAAAAATGCCAAATAAAAAAGAGTGGAAGGTCATCATTCGAATAGAAGACGATGGAATACCTATTCCTCTAAGCCAATCCAATATCGAAAGATTGTTTAGTGACGGTACAGACACACCAGCAGGAATAAAGCTCGAAGTCGTGTCTTGCGAAGAGGTTCCTCGTGGCGATTAAGGCGAGGATTTGGTGGGACGAAACGTCCCAGTCCTATGCCGCATCGTGGCCGTACAACGAGAAATTCCTCGAGACTCTAAAGAGTCTAATCCCATCTGGTGATAGAACTCTTGACGGCACGACGAAGATTTGGTACGTTCAAGAAAAGTACGGACTTTTCCTTCGACAACTAGCTGAGTCGTCCTTTGGAACGGGCTGCGTTTCCTTTACCTCGAAGGACGTTACACAACAAGCTCGTGCCTATCAATCGCAAGCTCGCGGAGCACAAGGCTCGTATCTGCAAACGAGCAGCGGTACGACTGAGGATTGCATCGTAGCCTTCTTCACATTACTTCCTTACAACGCCGCGAAGCGTGCGTATTTACAAGCTAGTCAAGAGCTACATCCCGACAAACCGAGCGGCGACGCGGTTAAAATGACCAAGCTCAACGAGCTTTGGAGCCGAATCGAAAAGGAATTCTTCAAGAGGTAAGGAGAGACTATGTCGAATCTAACAAAACCAAACGATTCACCCCCCACCTTAATGCTGAACAAAGGCAAACTGACCTCCAAAGCCAGTCCCTTCCAGCAACGCGTCAACGCAGCTAAAGCCGAAGCTGTCGACCCCTCGACGATGCCCAATCGTATTTGTCTTATGCTAGACCGTTCATCTTCGATGAACACCCAAGAGCAAAAGAATAGACATCGCATCGAGCTACTCCGCGACGCAGTCGACAACTTCGTTGCTCGATGCAACTTTGCCGATACTTCTATAGCCATTGAGACCTTCCCTCCAGCGGTCGAGCTTCCACTAACGTCGCTTCCTTTGATAATAACAACCTCGTTATTCAATATGGACGCTTCAGGCAATACGCCAATGCGCTCTTGCGTTGAGCGCTGTATCAGTAAAATTCCGATGACACGAGGTATAATCGTATCCGACGGCGAGGCTACCGACTGGGGTCGGTCGTATTACGACGAAGACGAAAGCGATCTTAAATCTTGTGTTGCAGTCCTAAACCCCTACAAACAAGCAGGCATTCCGATAGACTGCGTCCACATAGGAGACTCCTCTGGTGAGGAGCTACTTCGTAGAATAGCTCACGAAACAGGAGGCGTCTATCTAAAGTTTACCGACGTAAACGCTTTCTCGAACTCTTTTGGTTATCTAACACCTGGATACCGAGCAATGCTTACTGACGGGCGTGTATCGGCTAAGCAATTAGGGGCAAAGGAGTTGTACTAACACGTTGGGAGTGCAGTCTTGGCCGAGGCGAGGAAGGAGACGAAATGAGTGTCTGTTTGCAAAGTCCCGATAGAAGACATCATTGGGATCGTGAAATCTACCTTGTGACTGGCTCTAGCAATGACCCTCCAGGTGGGTGGCCGCATTTGCAGTGTGTCTATTGTGGGCAGACAACATGGAGAACTTACTGGGGAGAGATTTACGATGACGTGCTGGAGCGTGAGAAGGAGCGGACATGAGCCCACAGGATGAGTTGAAGCAGTTAGTGGAATATCTACGAGACGAACAAAACAGTCGGGGTGATATGAATAATGCGGGACTAGCATATCGAGATGCCGCTGACCGACTACAATCCCTACTCGCCCAGCCACAGGCCCCGGCGCTGACGGAGCTATCGCTTGATTGCTACGATGCTGGATTGCTCCCCGAAGGAAAGTACAGCGATGAATGGTGGCGTCAAGTGTTGCGCTCAACACTAGCAGCTGCGCATGAATTTTATCAGCAGCAGGTAAACGCCGCCCTCTCTGCGAGCACGCCGGGTGCGGCCCCGCCCAGTGAGCCAGCGCCCCCACAAGATTGGACAGGTGTAGGAGAACCTGGACCAAGAGACGAATACGCAACAACCTACGGTTCGTCTATGCCTGGAATTATGCCAGCGGAGCCAGCGCCTGAGGTGGACTTGGTCAACGAAAGTAGACAATGGGAGAGCGACGGTGATAGGCAACCAACTTGGGATGATTGCAAAGTATCGCCCAGAGACATAGAACTACGAGACAAACTGGCAGTGGTTATTGTAAAAGAACGCGACTGTATAGATGGACGCGGATTTGGACCATCCGCCGACCATATAGCCGATTGTTTACTCCCTGTAATTGATTCATGGCTCCCCGGCCACGATGCCAAGGTGAAGTTAGAGAGCTTTCATGCTGGCGTCAGGGCGGAACAGAAGGCCGTTCAATCCCATTTAGCGGATTATCCCGACAAAGGTGCTTGTGATTGGCTCTGCACAACGATGGAAGGATTCGAGGAGTTTACAGCCAAGGTGCGCGCTGAGGCGAAAATGGACGTGTTCGGTTCTGCCGCGATAATGGCGAAATCTCTTGACGCGGAACATTTTCAGACATGGTGTGCGATGCGAGTCGAAGAATTACGTCGCGCCTCAAGGGGCAGAGCGGAGGATGAAACGATGAAACGCCAAGTACAAAAGCTGGCTACGAAAATTGCCGCCCAACTCGACAATGAGGGTCTGATAAGCCACGCGAAAAGGGGATGGGCGCAACGAGTGATCCGTGACACCATTGCGCGGGATTTCAAGCTCTTGTTGGAGCGTGAGTTGAGATGAGTTTCTCGGTGGTTGGTGCGCGGTGCGGTGTCCGAAGTCTGGTGATAGTCGCAATGCAAGCGCGGCCAGCCACCGGGGATGCGCGGGGGAAGTCGCCCAGGGCATGGAATACAAGGCAAAGCCTATGACCATCGCTGTAAGCGGCTTCCCTCGGCGCAGAGTTTGAGAGAGGAGAAAACGATGAGCAAGAAGGCGGTAACAGATACGGAGCGTATCGCAGAATTGGAAAAACAGGCCGATATGTTGAAAGGGCGCTGTTTGCAACTTGAAAGATTGACGCGAGCGATGGCGTACACTTTCAGCAAGCAGTGCATGAACGAATCGCAGTTGCGAAGCGCCGCCGTTCGTACCAATTCATTCTCAAATGCTTTCCGTGAGGTGACGGAGAATTTACGGAAGCATGGGAATGACTTTGACCGTTCACCACATATTCCAGATGGTACTTGGTCTTGACCGCCTGCTCGGATGGCAGGCAACGGGGAGGAGGTGATGCCCTGTGGTGAGTAACGAGTCTGGCCTACCAGGTGCTCCGTTGTCTCCAGGTATGTTGTAGCCGGGGGTCGCGCCGAGCCGGTAGGAGTTGCAACGAGCGCGAGCGGTGACGCGCCCCGCCGAGGAGCGGGAGGAAGATCAGGGGAAATGAGTGAAGAAGGCATAGTTATGTTGGCAATCGTGCTGGGCTGCTACATCACGATAATCCTAGTTAAGTGGCTTGAGCGCAGTAAGAAGCCCTAGCGGGGTAGGGAGAGCAGAAGTGAGTATCTCTGTAAAAACTGACGAGCAACTCGCGACTACTGTCGCTCTAGCTCACAAGATAGCTGCTCTTGGCCTAACCGCAAACTTCGTAGACCCTATTTCGGTCGGTCCTGTCGTATCTGTATATCGTTTTCTACCGACAGGCTCGACCCGAGTAGCGAATATCGAAGCTTTGGCAGCGGATTTTGCTGTCGCATTGGGAGTTGAAGATGTTCTTGTGAAGCGAATGCCTGGAGAAACTGCTGTCGGCATCTTTATACCGAACAAGGAACGTCAATGGGTCAAGTGGTACAATCACTGCACAATAGACCCTACGAAGTATAGACTTCCTTTGATTCTTGGAATCGATTTCTACGGCAAGCTCGTCATAGAAGATCTCTCGACGATGCCTCATCTTCTTATTGCTGGCTCTACCGGCGGAGGCAAGTCAACGCTGTTGAACTCCCTCATCGGTGGGTTGATACTAAACTACGACCCTAAGGACGTACAGCTTGTCTTGTGCGATATCAAAGAAGGTGTCGAGTTCACGAAGTTCCGCGAAGCTCCCCATCTACGAAGTAACATCGCAACGAGCATCGACCTCGCCCACATACGCCTTGACGAGCTTATCGACGAAATGACACGGAGGTTGAAACTCTTTGCTCAATCTGCAACCCACAACATTACCGAATACAACTCAACCCGCCAAGGCTCTGCGTCTCGCCTCCCGTACATTTCTCTTGTTATCGACGAAATCGCAGATTTGCTTACTGATCGTCGAAAGATCGAAGAAGACGAGCCGTCGCCAGACGGCAAGCCTCGATATGCTCTTGCTGGAAAGATTGCCTCGGGAAAGCTGGCGAAACTTGCAGCGAAGGCTAGGGCTTCAGGAATACACATTATCGTCGCGACTCAACGCCCAAGCGCGAAGCTTTTGGAGGGAGATATCAAGTCGAATTTTCCTGCAAGACTTGCTTTTAGGCTACCAAGTCAAACAGATAGTCGTGTCGTTTTGGATACAGGAGGAGCGGAGCATCTTATTGCACAGGGGGATATGCTGTTCATCAACCCAAACAAGCCAGGTCTGCAAAGAATTCATGCGCCACTCGCTTCAGCGCAGGATATTCAAGCAGCAATAGAGTTTGCTTTGCAAAGGAGGTCAGGATGACGAAGGTTTGTTTTTTCGCAAGAGGTATCTATCGGAGTTTCCTTCGTGACTTTCGTTGGTTCTGGAACGAGATGATAGCTGAAGGAAAACGAAATGGCAAGTACCAGTACCCAAAAAACACGTAAGTGCTTGATTGCAAAGCACTTAAAACTTATTGACTTGTTTTTCTTGCCGTGGTACGATGGCCACTGTGCAATATCACGCAGCTTGGCAACGTGTCAGACGAGCGGTAATCAAGGGAGTTCTTCCTGACCTTAAGAAACAAGAGGTCATGTGTATTGACTGTAAAGTCAGAAGAGCTACAGTCTATGACCATCGTGATTACACAAAACCTTTGGAAGTTGATCCAGTATGTGCTTCATGCAATATCCTTCGAGGGAAAGGACAGAACAGACATACTCCTCTTGGAACGAAGGACAATCTCTTGTCGATAACCGGAAAATTTACCATGATGTCCTTCGCTCTACGACGCGATATCTGGGAGCAGTTTCGTAAGATGACACCCAAGTTCGGAGAGCGTTCGCAGGTTTTGAGGCTTTTGGTTCAGATGTACGTTGAGGGTAAGATTCAACCCAAGAAAGGATAAAACAGCCCCATGTCAAAGATGACGATTACTGAAGCGCTTGCTGAGCTCAAAACAATCAACAAGCGTCTTCAAACAAAGAGGCAGAATACTTTGCAGTATGTAGCTCGTGACGCACGGGTTAAAGACCCTCTTGAAAGGGAGGGAGGTTCAGTCGAGTTCCTAAGGAGGGAGCGTCAGGCCATTCGTGACCTTGAGAAAAGGGTCGTTGACATTCGAACAGCCATTCAAAGGAGCAACCTCGAAACTCGAACAGGTATTGGAGGTGGTATTGGAGGTCACGAAATGTCCGTGGCCGAGTGGCTGACCTGGCGTCGTGAGGTGTCTGTATCCTCACGTGAGTACCTTAACCTTTTACAAGTCAACATTAAGAACATGCGCGATAAGCTTCAAAAAGACGGTCGCGCTATGATTGCGGCTTCCGCCGAGGCTGATGCAAAGCCGGGCGATGTTGTCGTGCATTTAGAAGAGAAGACTCTTCTAGAAGAGCAAGAAATCTTCGATACAGTTATGGGTGAACTCGATGGTCGGCTGTCCTTGCTCAACGCGACAACGACAATCGAGGTCTAAGGGTTTCTAGCTTCGATAGCGAAGAGGGAGAACAAACAGAAAAACAACTGAAGGATTAGTTCATTTGGCTGAACGCCAGACCTTGAATCTGGAGTAGCGGGTTCGACTCCCGCATCCATCACCTAAAAAACGATACGATGAAGAAGCTCAAAGCCCAAAGTTGAAAGCTATTTAGCTCAAAGCCAAACGATTAGTCCTTAAAGCTGCTTAAAACCCGTCATACTCTTGATTTTTGCAGAGATGCAAGAAGCTCGTTCCTGTTAGACGAGTTCCCTGAGAGACGGCTGCTGTTTGGAGCTAGATTATGTCACCAATTCCTCTTTTGTTCCTATTGCTACTGCTATTCCTAATAGCACGAGCAAACAGGAAAGACGACAAGAAGTAAAAAAGAAAGCCGCCTAAAAAATGCCATCTTTAGAACAAAACGGTCTACCTTCGTCAGAAGACCTCGACGCCGTAGCACAAGAGCAGCAAATCCAAGCTGAAACAACTGTTACTAAAGTTAACGGTAGTTGTTGTGCAACCTGCGGTCGTCCCGCGACTGAGTTCTGTCAACGATGCGGACAGGACTTTTGTCACGAGCATCGCTGTGTTATGCACTCCGAAGAATTCCGTACTACAAGCGAGCCTCTAGTCGACGACGAAGGTGTTACTCACGAAGGTCGTCACATTCGCCTGATAGGAGAAGGCTGGCCCAACGCGCTTCGTGTTATCAAAGACATGACCGACGCTGAGCTTGAAAGTCAGGTCGGCGGCTTGCAGGAACTTCTCAAAGATGCAATCAAAACAGCCGACTATGCACGTATAAGCATCGCTGCGCGTGAGTATGAACTCGACTACCGCAAACACTCACGGTACGTCGCAGCGATGAAGCGTCGTGAGAAGCTCGTTCAAGGGTCGATACGGCTCAGTGGTAAGAAGCATCGTATGGATGCGTCAGGACAGAAAGTCGCTATTCCTGCGGACGTGCAGGCGTTAATGAGTTTGGGGCTAACCTACGACCAAGCGGTCGCGATGAAATCCGTGTTGGGGGCGGCGAAGAAAGTATGAGCTTTTCATTTTACAACATCCTCTCGGACGGCCGAACAGAGTTCTTTGTCGACGCGTCCCTTCTAAAGAGCTTCTCACACTGCGAGAGGTATTTTTACCTCAAGCATGTGAAGAACCTCCGCCCAAAGGGTCTTGCCATAACGAAGCCTTTCCCAATGGCAATCGGCTCCTGGTGGAGCGACGTCATGGAAGCCTTTTACAATACGCTTCGTGCTGGTAAAGAGCTAACGAAGGACGATATTCAGCGCACCGCGCTCGAAGGTTGGGCTAGTCAAAACCTCGACGCGTGCGCCGTAGCGGACCCTGATAAGTTCAAGGACTTTGGTGACATAGCTGGCGCGGTAGCCATGCTCAATGACTACTACGAATCGCAGTACCTCATTGACCAGCGAAACTGGAAGGTCGTAGCTGTTGAGGAAGGATTTGGGTTAAACAAGGAGGTATGTCTTGGAGAAACAAGAACAGTTGTTGTCTACTGGATCGGAAAGCCTGACCTCGTCGTTGTCGAGAACGACAGACTTACTCCAGTTGACCATAAAACTGTCTCACGAATTGACGGATTCACTACAGGACGTTTCAAGCCGTCTACACAAATGCCGGGATACGTTCATAGTTGTGAGGTCATTGCTAAATCGCTCGGATATCAAGTTAGAGTCGACCGTTGCGTCGTTAATATATGCAGTCGTTCAAGACCTGCGGACAAGCCTCGTAGTGGTACTAGACGCCCTCGATTCATACGAGCATATCCTAACTTCAATAGAGAAGAAATTGAAGAATGGCGACGCAACGTCGTAGCGAAGTGCGAAAGAATAGCTCAGTGTTTGAGGTCGAACGACTGGTCTTGGTCGGAAACGTCATGCGATAACTTCTATAATCGTCAATGCGATTTCAAAAAATTAGATAGTACTACTCCCAGTGCCCGAGACATAGTTCTAATGGCTGATTTTATACAAGGACGTCCTTGGCAGCCATATCAACTCGTGAAGGAGAAAGAAGATGGGTAGATACGCAGAGCCTCTAGAAACCCGTTTTTGGAGGCAGGTAAAGAAGACCGAAACCTGTTGGCTCTGGCAAGGATACATCGAGCCTAGAAGTGGCTACGGTCAAATTCAATTATCAAGTCCCGTTAGAAAAAAAGAAAGACCTCATCGAGTAGCTTGGATGCTACTTCGAGGTCCTATTCCAGAAGGAATGGATATTCATCATACCTGCGAAGTTGCCTGTTGTGTGAATCCAGACCATATGGAGCTTCTCACAGGCAGTGACCATCTAAAGAAAGAGCATCAGAAAAGAAGAGAAAGAGGAATGTATCATAAAATGAAGCGTGTTGGTTCTACTTCAAAGGAGGAAAAATGCCAATCGAGTTGAGGGTGATGTCCGAAGAACCCCCTGTCGCCAAGCTAAAGCTCGCTTTGATAGGGAAAGAAAAGAACGGTAAATCGTGGCTCGCCGCCTCTGGCCGCAGACCCGTACTCGTACACGACTTCGACAACCGTGCCGAGGCTTTGCAGGGCAAACCCGGCGTTTATGTCATAAGCTATGTAGAACCCCAGTGGCCGAAACAGCCCGAAGCGGCTCAAAAATTCCTCGACATTCTAGCCAGGCTCGAAGAATCCTTGGACCTGAGCGACCTTGGCTTCAAAGTGCCGAAGGGAACCATCATTCGAACCAATGTCGTAGACTCAATCCAAACTTTTGGAAAAGCCTTTCAAAACTACGCCCTCTATGGGCAAAAGGACATTCGTCGTGAAATTACATTTGCGGGATTTAAGGTTTTTCTCCCCGGCGGTTGGGACGCCTGGAACGCTGAAATGGTCCCAGTTGAGAATTCCGTGCTTCGTCTGCTTGCTCTACCTACTGATACTACTATTATTTTGCATGAAGTTGCAGAAGAAACACCAGATTCAACATCCGAAAAGCCAAAGTTCACAGGTCGTATCGGTGTATTTCCGGTCCGATACCAACGACTCATTAAGTACATGAATGAGGTCTGGCGTGTTAAGCTAACCCAAGCTATCGACAAAAACAACAAGTCGGCTTATCTACCGAAGGTATACCCACTGCCGACGTACGAATTTGACGCAGCCTCGGCGATGTTGGTCGACGGTATCGAGGAGCCGAATATTCTCGCCATGATTGCGAAGCACGAGCAACGCTTTGCTCTACTACCAAAAGAACTTCAGGCTCAGCAGATTGAGTCGAAGAAACAACTCCCCGCGGGGGTGAAAATCTAAAAAGGAGGCATCTAGATGCCAAAGCTAACAGCAAGTAAAGAGGAGATTCGCGGTCTCCCCTTGATGAACGAAGGGATGGTGACAGTCCGTTTGGATGGGTTCAAGCCGGCTCTTTCGAAGAAAAGAGACTCGGTCAATTTGAACCCAATCATGAAGGTCATCAACCATCCCGAGTACAACGACCGGAACGTCTTCGAAAACCTCAACACAAAAGGCAAGTGGGTGTGGAAGGATTTCTGCCACGCCTTCGGCGTTCCTTTGCTCGAAACTCCGGGAGGTGACGTCGAGTTCCCCGGCGATTTCGACGGTCCAGAAGACCAACCCGACAAGTGGTCCTACCGAGGCCCTTTGCTCGGACAGCAAGCTCAACTCTATCAAATCCAAGGCGACAATGGCAGCGGAGGAATTACAAACAAGGTGAAGTATTATGTTTGTAAGGTTCAGGGCTGCTCGGAGAAGCACTCCGCAAACCTCGCGAAATAGTGGTGCCTCCGCAGCGCCACTCGTCGGTGTCTAAAAGGTTCGGCATAATCCTTTGAGGGTTCACCTCCTCTCCGACACTAAAGGCCCAAACGGACATAGGGGCCTCTTCCTAAAAATATGGAACCTGAACTGCTTTCTGTCGACAAAATAGTAGTTGAAGGCCGCGTGCGTCAAGAAATGGGTGATATTGACGAGCTTGCCAATTCGATACAGGCCGTCGGTCTTATTCAACCCATCGTTCTAACACGCGACTACCGACTCATCGCCGGCGAACGACGCTTGCGTGCGCTTCGTAAACTTGGTATCAACAACTTGGTTCACGCTTCGCATTTCATCTACAACGATGAAGTCGACGACCTAAAGATTCGTGCGATGGAGGTAGAGGAAAATGTCAAGCGCAAAGACTTATCATGGCAAGAAGCTGTTATTGCAAAAAAACGACTTCTTGAAATTATGCAGCAAATCCACGGCGTTGCGCGTTCTGGGTATCCACCCAGGTCAGATTCTTTGGGACTTACGAGTTCAGGATTCGGGATCAATAAACTCGCAGCTTTGCTTGGCGAAAGCAATGCTCAAACGTCAAAGGACATTGAGCTTGCTAGTCTTATCGAAGCTGTTCCGGAGCTGGCAAAAGCTGAAACCAAAGAAGCTGCCAGAAGGCAGGCATCTCTCGCATTGGCCGTCGCAGGGGCACTACAACAGCAAAAGCTCAATCCACCAAAAATAGAAAGTAAATGGGTCTTGTACGAAGGAGACTTTAATGAAAACGCCCATAACCTTGACAACGACTCTGTTGATTTTGTGCTTTGCGACCCACCGTATGGTGAAGAAACTTCGGGAATGGGACCAAACTCAAAAGCCCTCATTGCAAATCCGTTTGCTGATAGCCGAGGGGATGTGCTTGCAATGGTCGGAGCATTGGCTCAACAAGCGTATCGCGTACTGCGAATGGACAAGTTTGCAGCTTTCTTCTTCGGGTTTGTCGTCTACCCTGACCTTGTTAGTACTCTGGGACATGCAGGTTTCAACGTGGATTTATCGCCTCTCATTTGGACGAAGAACACCGTCATCAACACAACCCCCTATACTCGGTACGGGCGTTCCTATGAGCCGATTTTAATTGCCCGCAAAGGCGAGCCCAAACTAATGAGGCCATCGCAGCGTGATGTCATCGATATTCAGAATGTCATCACACGAGGAACTCAAGAACAGAAGTTTTACCAAGCCCAAAAACCCGTCGCTCTCATCGAAAAGCTCATCCTCGACATGTGCCCCCCTCAAGGAACAGTCGTAGACTTCTGCGCCGGCTCTGGCACGACTGGCGAAGCGGCCCTTCGAGTGGGACGAAGGGCCGTTCTCTTCGAGAAGGACTTGTCGGCTTGTAGTATAATCAAAGCAAGATTAGGAGCTCTATGATAATCACGTTCAAAGAATACATGCCAACCGACGAAACAATGGAATTCGAAGGTATCTTCGAGGAAAATCTTCAACTCGACGAGGATGAAAAGGACAAACTACTCAACGCGGGAGTTCCACTCTGGATGTTTGTAGACGGTGAGTTGGCAGGGGAAACCTATGGCGTCAGTATGAGATTTCTCAGAGAGAAAGAAGAAATCGAAGATTGTACAGGCGAAGCCGACAGCACTTGCTATTGCTATTCCACTGCCCTGCTCTCGAGATTCAGGGGTAAGGGTCTTGGCAAAATCCTGAAAGCTCACTGGCTGGGAATGATGAGAGGAGCATGTCAAGTCAGAATTGTAGGTCACGCAACCTCACCAGAAGCCGTGCATCTGAACAAAATATTCGGCGCTCAGTTCGGAGCTATACACAAGGACTGGTTCGGAACGAAGCGTTCCGCAATTTTCTACTGGATAAACCTGTATGATACAATCTGAGTGTACTCGCTTATCTCTTTGGATACTCAACATGAAAGACGCCGAAACTCCCTACTGGTGGCTTGGAGATGAGTAATGAACCAAAAACATGAACTAAACAAAGACCGCTTCCAAAAAGCAATGGAATCCCGAGGCTGGCACCTTACAGACGCGCATGGGTGGACCGCGCCTGAAAGACGGGGTAATACACGAAAGACGATGGAGAAGGATTGGATTGACTCTATTCTAGAAGCTATCGACTGCCCACACGAAAAGGAGTAGGCTATGCCTTTGTGGAATGAAACGGGTCATGCCTCTATCGATGACCGTAACACCGAGGCTGTTCGTCTTATCGAAGAGCTAAGTGTAAACACCGAACCCTACCTTCCCCACGAACGTAAGTTCGTCTTAGACATGAACGACAAGATGTCCCGCAATGAATTGCGCTGTAGTGCAAAGCAGCTTTTTTGGCTTCGTGACCTTTATAGCAAATACTGTTTGGGGGAATAGTGGGTCCAAAGACACAAGCTCTTAAAGACCTCTGCACGAAGCTCGGACGCAAGTACGTAGGCTTTCGCGGTGACCCCCATGCTCCTATTTGGTTAATAGGCGAGGCCCCCGGCGTTGACGAAGACCAAGCCGGTGTTCCCTTCGTGGGCTCGTCTGGCCGCGAGCTCGACAGGATGCTCGTAGAGGCAGGTATTCCACAGTCGATGTGTTGTTTTACAAATTCCTACAAAGTGAGGCCTCCTGAAAACGATGTCAAACGTATCGAAGAAACAGGAATTACTAAAGGAGATTTCGAGAGCCAATTCTTTGAAGAGATTAGCGAATTCCGCCCACCATTTATCGTACCTCTGGGGGGGACGTCTCTACAACTTACTTGTCCTTCCACCGTTGACGTTCGAGATAAAGAAAGTAAAATCTCTAAATGGAGAGGATCTCTTCTTACAAGTGAGCGACTTTCTTGGCCTTGTTATATCATACCCGATTTTCATCCAGCATACATCCTTAGGGAGTGGTCAGATCGAGATGTCGCTGTGTTTATCTTTCGACGAGTCAGAGAGGAATACGACTACTTCATCGTCAACGGCAAACACCAACCGCTCCCCGAGCGAGAGCTCATAGCTGACCCTACCTTCGGCGAAGCAAAGGAGTACCTTCTTGATCTACTCAATACCAACCGACGAATCTCAGCAGACATTGAACTTCTTGCTCGACGTGTTCCGATTTGCATTGCTTTTTCCAATCACCGGAACCGCGCTATTAGTATTAGCTACTTTGATTACCAACCGAAAGACCAAGCGGTTATCTGGAGGCTCATCGATAAAATACAGCGTGAAAAGAAACTCGTGGGTCAGAACTGGACTACCTTCGATGCAAATTGGGTCGAGGCATTGGGCTTTGACAGTGGTGTGGTTAATTGCGATGATACTCTTGTACGTCATCACGTATTACACCCAGAGATGTCTCATAAATTAGACTTTCAAGCATTTCAATACACAAGGGAACCCTACTGGAAAGACGAAGGCAAAGGATGGCAACTCCGTGAGGGACTGCAAAAATTGAAGCGGTATAATTGCAAAGATTCAGCCTGCACTTTGGAATGTTATGAAGAGCAAGAAAAAGAATTCGATGAGCAGCCTGCCCTGCGTGACTTCTACACGAACTACGAAATGCCCCTCGCCCGTGCGTTTCACCAGATCGACAAGCGAGGGATTCTCACAGACTCTTCTGCCTTGGCCATTCTTCGACGAGACATTCTCAAAGAACTCGATGAAAAGTGTGTCACCAT